TTGTTAAAGTTGTCATTAATGGCAAAGGTGAATGCCTTTTCACCACTATTGTCCGAAAACTCTTCCTCAATGTCATCATCCCCTGTTCCATCATGTGCTAATTTAAAAACCATAACGATAGAAGTGTTGGTTGCATCTGTAGGATCGAGTGCCGCCGCTTTTGCGTCTTTGTGATCCGAACTTCTACCAACCATTTGGGTCAAACGACGAATCAAAGTCAACTTATTGTTGTCAATTTGACTTGTCGTCGTTCCATGAGTTGCATGAAGTGTAATCAAGTTTTCTTCATTAAGCTGTGCAAGTTCGGAATCGCCCGGTACTGTTGCAACATAAACAAAAGAACCAGAAAGATCTGGGTCGAACTTGGCCAATTTGCCAAGACTTGTTTTGGTTTGACCTCCACCAAGAGATGCGTGTGTAACTTCTGCATATGATTCAGCACCAAGAGTACCAGAAGCAATAAGAGTTGTTACCAACGTAGCTGATCCAGTTGGTGACGCATATCCTTGGTTAAGACCGTAAAATCCGGACTCTCCTAAAGAACCAGAAGCGATTTCTACACCACCGGTAAGTTCTTGACCAACAACTCCTCCACCATAAAGTGAAGAATCTGCGGCGTTTCCAAGACGTGAACTATTGAAAGTAAAGTCGAGGAAGAAAATGAGGCCAGATGGCAAACTCATTGGCTGAACGGATACAAGATCATTAGCGATAAGTGATCCGAAAACTCTACGGACGATAGGGAATGCTACGGAAGCAAAACCTTCGACATCTCCACCAGCCATGGTGGAAGCTTCTCTGAGTAACTCTTTTGCTTGATTTTCAAGAAGGCGAGCCATACCTGTTTTTTGTTGATCGTTAACAATACCTTCCAAAAGTCCAGTTTGCTCCCACTTGTCAAGTAGTGCAGCACCTTCTTTCTGTAAGTCTCTATTAACGATACCTTCAGTTAATTTATCTAAGACAGACATTTTTATTTTCTCCTTTTTTTGATTTAGTCTATACCTGCTAGTTTTTTCATTCTCTCTATAGAGGGATCGACTTTTGTCTCTTCCTTTGTAACAGAGAGACGTGTTGAAGATCGTCGACTTACCGCTTCGTTTAGTGATTCTGGCTCTCTGACTTTATTTCTTTTCATGCCTTGAGCACCCACTGTACTTAAAAGGGTTTCGTATATAACTTTTGTTTCTTCAACGGTAGTAGCTTTGGTGATAGTTTCGACAATTTTATTTTTTTGTCGCTCATTCAAGGAGTTACTATTCAAAGCACGATTGGTGTATAACAACTTAGCGTTCTGCACGTTTACTTCATTAACCGTGTCCTTAAGTTGTAATATCATTTGTTTGTATTTTTTGTTTTCTTCTACGAGGGTTTCATTTTTGCCTATAAGAACACCAAGAGACTCTTTTAGTTCTTCTTTTTCTTTATCCTCGGCTTCATCGAGTTCTTCTTCCTCGTCAGACTCTTCTTCCAAAGCCTCAACAGCTTCTTCTGCGTCTACTATACCTGATATTGGAGTTTCTATCCAACCAGTCTTAACTGGCTCTGCGTCAACTTCCATGCTTTCCAATAAAGAAGCGAGATCTTTGCTGGTAAACTGGACTTCTTCGTCCAAATTCATTTCGTCAACCAAATCTTCGCGATCAGTCATCTCGTCTTCGTCCAAAGAACCTTCTTCTTCAAGTTCTTCTTGCATATCGATACTTAATTCATCAAAGTTAACTGTTACGATTTCGTTTTCATCGGGACAGGGGCATGCTGCAGGCTCTCCTCCAGTTGCGGCGAGAGGCATTTGTTCTACAATATCACTATCTTCATTTGCTTCTTCTAGTTCTGATTCTTGTTCTAAAAGTGTTTCAATAGTGTCTTTTAAGTCGCTAGAATATTTTTCTAGAATCACTGCTTCTGCATTTTTGAGTGCCGCTTCTTTTAATGCGGCAGCATCGATGATTGCTTGGTCTAACATAGTTGACATGGTTGGCTCCTAATGTTTATGGTATTATATTAGCTATAGAGAATATACATCAAAGGTAATTAGTGCGTAAAATTGCAAACTTACCAAAAAAAAATGCAAAAATAGCCATATATGTCATTGATAATGAGAAAAGAGAGATACTTATGAAATTTTAAGAATTTGTGAATCTACGTGCCGATAATTCGCGCACTGTAACAGTGTTACCAGCATTACTTTGATTAAATTGTATTAACAGTTGTAACGTTACATCAACGTCGGTTTTCAAAGTTTGGTCACTACTTTGACCAGAAACGGATGAGTTTGCAGCCAAGCCAAAGCCAGCAAAGTCTATTTTTCCACTTGATCCCGCCGTAAGACAGGATAAATTGATGCTTGCGTGAAACATAGCGGCTACGCCAGCACTAGTTTCTGATAGGTCTATCAATGTGTGAGTGTTTGTTCCGTCAGTTATTCTAAATAAACATGAAATATTTGGATTTCCAGACGAAGTAAAACTAGCAATTGCGTTGCACACAAATCGATCACCTGCTAAAATCGTATTTGCTGGAATTACAACAGCTCCTGCGACATGTTGAGCAGTACTGCTAGCTCCTACTGCAGATTGATGTGCAGTAATTCCGTATATTGGTTTTGGCATTGCTGCGCTAAAATTACTAACCATTTTGTTTCTCCTATTCTGTAATACCAGAACCTGTTAAGTGGAACATGTCTTGGGTTTCAATCGCAGTTAGCTCCGCAAAGACCTCAAAAGCTCCATTATCACCCAAAGACGTAATGTATATCTCCTTGGCTTTAACATTGAATGTCATTGAATCTCTATTTTCAGTCAAAGTAATGTAGTGAAGTCCTCCATGAGTGTTGCCCGGAGCATCCTTATCTTGAAAAGAGATTCTCAAATCAACAGCAGTTCTATTAATCACCGTTATTGATCTGGAAACTCTTGGAAATTCAACTTTTGCTTGTACGTTCGCATCCAATGTCGCAGAACCCGTCATATACGGAACTCCCGCGACTTGATAGGAACCAACATGGCCTATCCCTTGTCTGTAATAATTAACATATTTACTATCTTC